TCTGTTCTGCAGGTCGTGCATTCCCTTGAGATTGATCGCAGGAGACGTTGGAATGACGTTATCGGGCGTATCACCCAACGAAAGGAACTTATACGGTCCTGCCTGAGAGCCAATCCATTCTCGCTCTATCAACGGCTCGAGGTCCGCTTGGTCGCACGCCATGGTGACGATGGAATTGTTTTCCGCAATCCACACATCCATCAACCAAACCATATCCTTGAGATCGTCGTCCTCGGCACTGCCCCAATCCGAAGCGATGTCTCGCGCTGCACCAGTTTGATCGTGATGCGCCCGCGTTGTAGGCTTGAGCTTCTCTTTGGCTTTCTTCGAATAGCCTGGTTCGTCCATGACCTTTTCGTAGTCAGCGCGATAGCGATGCCCGCAGTACCGCATCTTAGACAGCTCTTTGGCTGGCATATCTAAAATCAGGTCATCCAAAGAAACGCGATTTAACCATGGCTCCCCAGGATCCAGCCACACATCCTCTTCGGACTCCAGTAGTCCATGAAATCGTGTGTCGGTGTCGCGCATCATCACGACTCCACACCCAAGGCAGAAGAACGCATCTAGGACAATTGCCCGAAACGTCTTATCCAGGGTCATGTCGCTAATGAGCTTGTTGAGATTTACCTCGAACCTGCGAGCAAATGCGATATTTTCTGTGCGCGGGGTTGAGACTAAAACCTGTGGATTGTTGGCTGCTAGGACAACAGTGTAGATGCGCGCTGTTTGATTGATGAGATTGACCAGCGTTTTGTTTTCGGCGCCGGTTTCCGCATACCAAGACCCAACGTAGTCTTTGATTAGCTCTTTCCGCACTCGACGAAATGGCTCAAGTGCGTCTCTCGACGAACGTATAGCCTTTAATAGCCGACCGCGTTTTTCGCTATTGGAAAGATCGATCATTTAGCAGCCTAAAAAGAAACGAGGGACCGGTACGTGTTCACGTCACGGCCCCTCTAAGGCTGCGATGTTAGAGGCATCTAGTCGGTAGCTACTCCGACGTATGCCTTGTTGTTGCCGGACGCTTTACGTGCCGGTCCCAGATTTCTTGGTAGTTTTGGATCCTATGTGTGCTTCTTGTTCTACTCCGGACTCACCATTGAGAGCCAGTTGTGCGCGAGTCAAATAGTTAAACGCTTGAGCAATGTTTAGTGCATCGCTCGCCGAACTGTTGGTGCGTATCAGGTTTAGTACGACCTTCATCTTTTCTTCAAGTAGCTCATTCATTCGCCTCTCCCCCCAGGTTTTAACCTTTGGAATTGATAACTAATACCTAATAACATCACAGATTCCGTAGCGCGGACTGCCTGATTTCACCTGTTGGCGTTCCCGCTGTTCACGCCAGAGGTACGACCCATACTCAGGAGTTTGACTTGTTTCTTCGCTCGTGTCAATCTTATCAGACACAACATCGGTGTTAAATACCAGCCAAGCACCAGCCGCTGAGATGGCCCTATCGGCATGGTTCTTTTCGGTTGCGCCCTTGTTTTTCGTTGGTGCATGGACAATTTTACCTCCATCCCACTCGTATTCGCCGCACTCCACGATCATGTCTTCCGATCGTGGCACGCACTTGCCCTGCTCCATTGCCAGCGCGAACTGCTCGAACATATCAGCCTTGTCTGCGTCTTGGCATGGCCAACCTGGCTTCCTGCTTTTTTTCTGCGACCCAAGTTGTGTGACGTTACGATAGAACACATTACCGTAGTAAAGCACCTCCATGACTTCCTTAGCGAAACCACCAGATACGCCAGAATCCTCCCATCCCAGCAAAGCGTTTCTTAGCCACATGCACAACCCGACGACACGCCGCGCGAACGGTCTCGGCTCGAGCCCCTTGATGGTATATTCCAGCACTTCTTCACCGGTGCGATCGTCCAGCGCCGTCATGACGGAGTTGGAAGCATGAGCACTGGTACCACCAGAGGCTATGTCACAGCCGGCAGTGAACGGTCCTAACGGAGGAGAATTGTCGACCCCAGGGCGAAACCACAGTTTAAGCAAACCATCTTCTCTGGGGATCAATCCAATCAGCTTGCACGTCTCGGAATCGAACACTGGGTTTCCAACCCACACCGGGCTTCGGCAGTGCGATCGCTTCATGCGGTCAAGCAAGTCTGAGGAAAATACTTTGCCAACTGCTCCTCGAGGGTTGCGGTCTAGTTGTGAAGCGATCAATCGCGGTGTGGCTGTTGGGCGAAGACAGCGAGAGTCGTACCATGGACTGCGGATAACGCCCTCGTACTTGAATCCCTTGCGCTCCAATCGCGTTCTCAGGTCTGGAATCGTTCGATGGTATTCAATTACAGCTGGCTGGTCTTCGGGTTTGATAGCAACGGCAATTCCCTCTCGCACAATGTAGGAGTGCTTGCTCTGTTGCGGGTGATCCTTCCAGTCAAGCACAAGGTGTACGCCGTTTTTGGCTGTGTCTGGATTTTCACAGGCGTTGTGAAACACTCCCTGATCAACATACCTCGCCGATACCAGCCTGACGCAATTGGATACGTCCTGAATACTCTCTTGGACCGCTTCATCCTTGCCGCCAGCAACAAAGTCTCTGGCGCCGGCTTCGTCCACGGTGAATACCGTAGCTCGACCGCCGGCCGCCACATCCTGTCCGGCGGAGTACCCTCGCAGCAACGCTCCGTTGTCATTGTTTATGAATGTGTGGTGCCCAAGGTGCCTTTCGTAGCTAGGCTGCATCCAAAATGGTAGTTTTTCGATCGCCCAGGCAATCTTCCAAAGCACTGTGGAAGAGTCGCTTTTCGAGTCGATCAAATCTTCGTTTCGCGTGACGTAACCAGCTGAAAACATTGGGTCACGTAACCATCGACGAAGATCGACCCACAGATAGCCGAACGTTCCACCCTGCGCACGAGCCTTGTCGAGGATCACGTCGACTGATCGCTCCTCACGTTCAGCCGTGTTGATCGCTTCGTCCATTGCGACGAACACAGACGCTTGGTGCGGGTATGGGATAAACGGAACTACTTTGAATCTCGCGCGAGGATCGTAGCCCCAGCAGAAGGCAGCCATGAAAAAGCAAACATCTTCCATGCATGCCTGATACAGGGCGTCACGGAATTTCCTGTCGGTCATTGCGCGTTCGCGGCAACGGACTCTCCATCGTAGATTTTCAATCGGGTCTTTTGGGATAAGATCATAGTACGGAGATGACATACCAACCTACTTAACAAAAGCGTATTCCATACCCTGAAGATGGTCGCATTCTACTACAGGTGCTCCTCGGAAATACAGCGTACCGGTACGCGAAGGTGCTGGAGCGCTAACATTTGTAGCGCCTTCAATCATCAGATCTCGCATTGCCTCGATGAGACTCGGAGAAGCCAACATCTTTCTGACATCGCCTAGATTAAACAGGTCTTTTTTCATGTCGGAAAGGACCTTGGATATTTTTGCTATGTCTTCACTCATGTTCTTTTCAAAGCCTCGCCAATCCCCATAACCTTCAGCCTCGCTCGAAGTGTCGACTCCTTGAGCCCATAAAGAGACGCCCATTCAGAAACGGTCTTGCGTTGCCCATCGTGTTCGATGCCGCAATTCCCGCAGGTGGTTGAATGCCCTGATCGCAGATGTCCCAAGCGGACTGTGACCTGATTGCCACATGCGCACTTGCAGATGAAGTTGCGTTTTCCAGTCACCTTACCTGTTTCACGAACAACCGTAAGGTCTCCGTACTTCTCTCCAGGGGCTACTTCGATTCTTTGCATTCTTCCTCCAGTGTCGCCTTTCCATCTGTGAACCCGCGATTGTACTCGTCAGTGTCGGTGCAGCCAGTCAAAAGCAAGTAGGCATCGCGTTCACCAGCTTGACCTTCAACGAAACCTCTTCGGTAGTCGGTGCTTTCGGCGTCCATTTATCTCACTGGATACACGTAGATCGGCTTTGTCGAATAGACGCCATGCTTGCCGTACGGGTTGTTGATAGAGTCTGGTGAGTAGCGGCTTCCGTATCGTCCATACGGGTTTGACACAGAGTCCGGCGCGTAGCGATTCTGGCTGAGTTCGCCAACGTAGGTTCCGCCAGAGTAAAGCCTCGGTGGATTTGTCGACCATCGCGATGCCGAACTGCCGAAGCGCTCATAGCCACTCTGATAGCTCGGTCGATAGATATCCTGCCCACGACACAGCGTTGCCAACAACATCACCAATACCAGTATCGCTACACCTTTCATCGCTTCACCTCTTTCGACAGTTAGAACAACATCATCTTGCCATCAGCAAATGCTTTGATTCGCTTTCGCGCCAATCGCTGCATGACCTTTCTGGCTTGGTCGTATGCTAAATGACACTTGGGACACAACGCAACTAAATTCTCTGGTCTGCAGTCCATCTCGACATGGTTGATGTGCGCGACAGTCAATGTTCGCCTGTGCGTATCGAACTTCTCGTCTGGATATCGACACTGCAAATT